CGTGCCGAAGGACGAGTTCGAGGCGCAGCATCCCGACTTCAAGGATATCGGCTCCTCGGCGCTGGACAACTTCGATGGCTGGATCACCGAGGACAAGGTTCGGGTCTGCGAGTATTTCCGCCGCACCGACAAGCGCGACCGACTGATCGCCTATCGGGACGCCGAGACGGGAGAGGTCAAGCAGCTCCGCGAGTCCAAGGTTCCCGACGTCGTGAAGCCGTTCCTCAAGGAGATCATCGCCCACCCCGACACCCAGGTCCGCGAGGTCATGGATCACAAGGTGGAGTGGTTCAAGATCGCCGGCGACAAGATCATCGCGCGCCGCGACTGGCCCGGCAGCTACGTGCCGATCGTGATCGTGCCGGGCGAAACCACGGTGATCGACGGCGAGTTGGACCGCAAAGGCCATGTCCGCGCGCTGAAGGACCCGCAGCGCATCTACAACTACAACGCCTCAGCTCAGGTCGAGTTCGGAGCGCTCCAGAACAAGATCCCGTACATCGCGCCGGTCCAAGCGATCGAGGGCTACGAGGACTACTGGCGCACGGCCAACACCACCAACCTGTCGATCCTGCCGTACAACGGGCGTGACGACGACGGGAACAGCATCGAGCGTCCGATGCGCCAGGAGCCGCCGCGCGCCGCGGAGGCATACCAGGCAGGCCTGACCAACTCCGCCAACGACATGATGCTCGTCTCCGGCCAGTACCAAGCCGACTTCGGCGCCCCGTCCAACGAACGATCCGGCAAGGCCATCGAGCAACGCCAGCGCCAGGGCGCTACGGCCACCTACCACTACATCGATCACTTCGCGATGTCGCTGCGGTTCACCGGCAAGATCATCCTCGACCTGATCCCGAAGGTCTACGACACCCAGCGCGTCATCAAGATCATGGCCGAGGACGGCTCCGACAGCGACGTGTTGCTTGACCCGAAAGCCGCCCAGGCCTTCCTCGAAAAGCAGGAACAGAACGCCGACACCGCCAAGCAGGTGATCTTCAACCCCAACGTGGGCCGCTACGACGTGGTGTCCGATGTGGGACCGGACTACGCGTCGCGTAGGCAGGAGGCATTCAACGCGCTCAGCCAGATCGCCCAGACCGACAACGGCCTCATGCCGCTGATCGGCGACCTGTTGTTCAAGTCGGCCGATTTCCAGTACGCCGATGAGATCGCCGAGCGCCTGCAACGCATGGTGCCGCAACTGGCCAAGGGCGATGGTCCCGACCCGCAGGTGGCGCAACTCCAGCAGCAGGTACAGGCCATGAGCCAACTGCTGAACACGCTCAGCCGCCAGCTTCAGGAAAAGACCCTCGCGCTGAAGGACAACTCGGCCAAGATCGCCGAGGGCGCCGAACAGAAGCTGATCGACGTCTACAAGGCCGAAACCGACCGGCTTGGGGTCTTCAAGGACTTCCTGGCGGCCGAGCCAGAAGTCGCGATGGCGATGGTCAAGCAGCTCTTCATGGACACGATGCAGACGGAGATCGTTCCGCCAGCGAACGGGATGGCGGCATGATATGCGCATTCGAATATGACCCGCCGACGGACGAGTTTGTCTGGCGACAGTACAGTCGCGAAAGCCTCATCGACAGCATAGTGCGCGAAGCTATCGCTCAGCGCTACGGCGCCAAGATTGCTGAGGGGGGCAAGGTCGGCATGGCCGTGCCGGATGGTTCCAGGGTGGCGCTGCGCTCAACTTGGCGGAACACCCGCATGATCCTTGCCAATCTGCTACGCGGGATCGTCCGCGATGGACTATCTGCGAACGAAGCCACCGAAATCCGGGACGCGTGGCGCAGGTGGTGGCGACAAGCGCGGGTAGCGGCGGCATGAGCACCAAGATCATCCACGCCATGATCGCAGAGACCGCCAAGGCGATCGCGGCCGAGGCCTATGAGCTGCTGGCCCACGAGAACGCCTTTTACGCCGCCAACCCGAAGCAGCGCGTCTATGTCCGGCGCGCGTGGAAGGACTATATCCCCTACGCCCGCCAGTCTCTCATCGGCCTGCTCGCCAAGGATTTCACCTTCGAGATTTCGATGGGAACCTACACGCCCCAGGCCGTCGAGATGATGAAGAACGACGCCTACGAGTGCCTGTTGCTCGACGGGGAGTTCAAGGGGCCTGCGACCGGGTTCAGCCCCGCCGTTCACTGATCCAGGCGCCCATCGCGCCAGCCCATCCGGCCGCCTCTGGCCGTGCGCTCCCGGTGGCTCTCACCGGAAATCCACGAGTCCACATGACACTCAAGCACCCTCTCATCGCGGGCGCCAGCCGCTCGATGTTCGCCCGTCCCCTGTCGTCGCCTCTGATGCTGCGCGGGCCGATGGTCCCGTTCAGTCCGGAGGATGAAGGCGCCGCTGCCGAAGCGCCAGCCGCAGAGGCTGAAACCCCGGTCGCTGAGGCCCCTGAAGCTGTAGCGGCCGCCGAAGCCGCCGAAACCCCTGAAGAAGCCGCTCCTGAGGCTCCTGAGAACCCGGAACCGGCCCCAGAGGGCGAAGACCCGCGCGAACGCAAGCAGAAGTCGACCATCAAGAAGCTCGGGGAGCGCGTCGAGGGCCTGGGTGTTCAGATCAAGCACCGAGACGAGCGGCTAGCCGAGAAAGACCGTCAACTTGAAGCCTATCAGCGCCTCCTGGCGGCCCAAGGCATCCCGGTTGAGGGCTCAGAGGCCGCGCCGACGCACCCCACGACGGCCCCGGCGCCAGGAACGCCCGAGTTCGACCGCCTGGTGGACGAGCGCGCGACCCAGAAGGCCGCTCAAGCCCGTTTCACCGCCGACTGCAACGCCATTTTCGACGACGGCATGGCCAAGCACGGCGACACTTTCAAGGAATCGCTCGCCAACCTCAACGTTCTCGGCCTGATGAACGAGCAGGTGGTCGACGCGGCCCTTGCAACCGGCGCCGCCGCCGACATCCTCAACTACCTGGGTTCCGATGTGGACGAAGCGGCCCGCATCACGGCCCTCCCGCCGGTTCGCATGGCTGTCGAACTGACCAAGGTCGCCGCCAAGCTGGCCACGAAACCCGACGCCCCGCAGATCAGCCGTGCGCCGGCTCCCATCGCGCCCGTCGGCGGTCAGACCACGACCGTCGAGGCGGACATCTACGACAAGCGCCTGAACAGCGGCGACCGGGTTTCGCCCGAATACGCCGCCCGCCGCGCCGCCATGGGCGCGACTTGGGCGAGGCCGCCGAAGACGCCTTGGGGGACGTGAGCCCAAGCCTACCGCCAGTACCTGCGTAAAGCCGACCTGGGCCGGTCAAAGCCCATGAGCTCGCTGTAGCCGGTTCAGCCCCGGACCTTGCCGACGTGGATGCGCGGCCCGCTCAGGGCAGTTCTTCACCTTCTCCACCTGGCTCCAAGACCCATCCCCAAAACCAGAACGCCCCGGATCAATGTATTCGCGGCGAGGAGAACTGTAACATGAGCGGTAATTCGCTTCTCACCATCGACATGATCACGAACGAAGCGGTCATGATCTTCAAGAACTCCAACGCCTTCATGCAGAACATCGACACTCAGTACGACTCGGCCTTCGGCATTTCCGGCGCCAAGATCGGCCAGTCGCTGCGTCTGCGCCTGCCGCTCGACTACACCGTGACCAACGGTCCCGGCCTGTCGGCGCAGGACAGCGTGGAACAGTCGATCACCCTGCCGCTGGCCACCCAGCGCCACGTCGATCTGACCTTCACCTCGGCGGAGCAATCCCTGAAGGTGGACGACTACTCGCAACGCTTCCTGCTGCCCGCGATGAACAACCTCGCCGGCAACATCGCCTCGACCATCATGGCCGGGTCGGATGGGGGCGTCTGCAACATCGTCGCCAACTTCAACGCTGGGGGCGACATCATCACGCCGTCGCTCCAGCAGGTGCTGGATTCCCGCGCCGTGCTGGCCGATAACTCGGCGCCGATGATGGACCGCAAACTGGTCAACGACCCGCACACCATGGCGCGTCTGACCGGCTCGCTGACCGGCCTGCTGAATCCCGCCACGGATATCTCCAAGCAGTACCGTGACGGCTCGGTCTACAACGCCGCCGGCTACACCTGGCTGGAAGACCCCACCGCGGTCAAGCACACCACCGGCACCTTTACCGCCGGGCTTGTCTCCGGCGCCGGCCAGACCGGAACCTCGCTCACGACCACGGCGATCACCGGCACGCTGAAGAAGGGCGACATCATCACCCTGACAGGCGTCAACGCGGTGAACCGGGTGACCAAGCAGACCACGGGGATGCTGCGGCAGTTCGTGGTCACCGCCGACGTCGCCTCGGGCGCCACGACAATCCCGATCTACCCGGCCCTCGTGCCTGGCGGCGCGGGCTATGACCCGGTGACCGGCGACAACGCCCAGCAGTACCAGACGGTCACCGCCAGCCCGGCGGACCAGGCCGCGATCCTGTTGTTCAACAAGCCGAGCGAGGTCTATCGCCGCAACATCGCCTTCGCCCCCCAGGCGATCACGATGGTGACGGCCGACCTGGAGAAGCCGCCGATGACCGAGTGCTCCCGCAAGGAGTACGACGGGGTGTCGATGCGGGTGCTGAGGGCCTACGTACCCGGGACGGACAACACGGTAACTCGTGCGGATTGCCTGTTTGGCTTCTTGTATGTGCGCCCAGAATGGGCGGTCTGTGTTGCGGATGCGGTGCTCTAAACTCAACGTGTATTATGTTGACCTGAGTCACTGCTAAACTATTGTGACGAGGCCCGGAAGCGTTGAAGCGCAATCCGGGCCTCTGACCACCAGACCTGCGCGAACAGGACCAATGGCTCCCCTGAACATAGAGCGCCTACCCGGCGAACACGAGGCAGATTTCCGGCGGCGCTATTGCCGACGTCCAGCACCACGTCGATCACATCATCCCGCTTCAGGGGAAGACGGTCTGCGGTCTCCACGTCCAGACCAACCTGCGGGTCATTCCCGCCACTGAAAACGTCCGCAAACGTAACCGGCTGATCGAGGAATTGATCGCCGCTTAGGGGCGAGCATGACCTCAGATGACGAAACCCGCGCCCGAGGCCCCAAAGCAGCCTCCTTGGCGCGCGCCGTGGCCCACAAATCCTCCGGCGGCCACTCGCCGCACATCGCCCAGCTCCGCAACCGCGTCGAGCACGATCCGAACCCCGCCTTTCCGCCAAGGACCCACAGCATGAGCTATGTCTACAAGCCCTATCCGAAGTGGCTGCATTTCGAGGGTGAGCCCTCGGTCCTCGTGCAGGACGAAGCCGAGCATGAAGCGTACATAGCCTCGCTCCCCGAAGCGGGGGGTGACGCCAAACTGAGAGCGAAGCCCGGGCGCCCGAAGAAGGCTCAGGCCGACGCGCCGGAGAGCATGGCCGCTGACGATCCCGAAGTCGTAGCGGAGACGCCGCCCGATCCCGAAATGGGCGAGTCCTAAGCGCGTCGGTCGGGAGCCAAGCCCATGGCCGTCACCACCCCAGCGCAGATCATCCTGCTCGCCCTGAAGCACGCGGGTGTCGTGGGCGTTGGGCAGACCCCGATGGCCGAGGACACCAACGACGCCTTCGATCTGCTGAACATGATGATCAGCCAATGGAACCGTAAGCGCTGGCTGATCTATCACCTGATCGACGTGTTTGCGCCGTCCACGGGCGCGCTCAGCTACAGCATCGGCCCTGGCGGAGACTTCGATACCCCGCGCCCGGATCGCGTCGAGTTCGCCTTCGCGCGGCAGCTCATCCCGTCGTCTTCGCAGCGGGTCGATTATCCCTTGAAGCTCATCGACGCCCGCGAGGACTACGACCAGATCACGCTCAAGAGCATGGGGACGTGGCCCTCGGTGCTGTTCTACGACAGCGCCTATCCGCTGGGCTTCCTCTATTTCTGGCCGCTGCCGCAGGACCAGCAGTTTGAATTGCACCTGAGCCTCAAGCAGACCATCTCGCAGTTCACCGGCCTCGCCCAGGAAGTGGACCTCCCGCCGGAATATATTCCGTGCCTGTTCTATAATCTCGCCGCCCGGTTGCGCCCGGCTTATCAGATGGCCCCGGACCCGACTGTGACGGCGCTGGCCAAGGACTCGCTGAACGTCCTGCGCGGCGCTAACGCCCAGGTCCCGACCATGAACATGCCCAATGCGCTCCAGGGGCGCGGCAGGGCCTATAACGTCTATAGCGACACGTAACCGGCGATGACCCGCGTCGCGCTTACCGGAGGTTACGAGAAGACCAGAAGCATCCTGGGCGGTGCGGCCCGATGCCTGAACCTGTTCCCCGAAAAGAACCCCGCGCGGTCGCCCTATCCGTTCACCTACTACCTGACGCCGGGCCTGCGGAAGGTCGCCCAGGCGGACGGGCGGGAGTGGCGGTGCCTCTATCTGGCCGGAGTGGGGGGCTTCTACGGCGTCTGCGGGCCAAACGTCTACCACATCGACGGAGCCTGGAACCTGACCCTGTTGGGGACCATCGGCACCCACACCGGCCAATGCTCGATGAGCGACAACCGGATCAGCGTCGTCCTGGTGGACGGCTCGGCCACCGGCTACGTCATCGACCCCTTCACGCGGAGCTTTTCGACCATCAACCCGGTGAACTTCTACGGCGCCGACCGGGTGCGCTACGTCGATACGTTCTACGTCTTCAACCGCCCCGGCACCAACCAATGGTACACCTCGCTCTCCGAGGTGTCCGTGGAGATGCTGACCGGCGGCGGGGTGGATGGCGGGAGCATCGTCGGGGGTGCGGGCTATGCGAACGGCTCGCATGCCGGCGTGGCCTTGAGCGGCGGGACCGGAACCGGCGCGGTCGCTGATGTCACCGTGGCGGCCGGCGTGGTGACCGCGGTCACCTTGACCCAGGCGGGGACCGGCTACCGGGTCGGCGATGTGCTGACAGCCACGGCTGCGGCGCTCGGCGGCGCGGTCAACACCGGCACCATCGCCGGCGGGACCGGCTACGTCAGCGCAGTCTATGCAGGAGTTGCGCTGACCGGCGGCTCAGGATCGGGGGCGATCGCCTCGATTACGGTGACGGCTGGCGTCGTCACGGCGGTGTCGGTCACGGCCGGCGGCGGCTCATATGTGGTCGGAGACGTGCTCTCCGCGCCAGCCTCCGCGCTCGG